TTAGGGCTTATATTTTAAGAAAAGGGTCTCATTCTTGCTGTACATTTGGCTCCCTCGTAATAGACACTTATAGAACGAATCTAGAACGGGTATGCCGCCGTAGGTGGCTAAACCTCCGGTGGCAATTGACCATAAGTACGCAGCTCTAAGCTTGGGGGTGGTAAGGGGCTTCAAAGAAATAATGTCCTTGCTGAGCACAGGATCGACATCTCGAACCATCAACCATGTGTCGCCTGTCCATACAGGTCTACACTGGCAGAATTTGATGTCTTCCATGCGTCTAGCAATTCCCTCGAAGTCCATGGTGAACCCACGCTTGGTCCACCAAACCTTCCCATCCTCTTCTGGAAGCTTAGCGAGATCAGTCGCCTCCAAGATTACAAAGGTGTCATCGCCGTTGTTGCAGACTTCTGCATTTGACACACCACGGGATGTGATGTATGCATATGTTAAAGCCGACATTAACAGGCAATTACCCATTGACGTGTTGATATCCCCTGACATGCGTCCGCCTTTGAGTTTGAACTTTACGTAGCCACCGCGGGCAGCGGCGGTGACTTTATTGAAGAGTTGCCATTTTAATAGTCTACGCAGCTCTTTCCGTTCTTTGGCTGTGCCAAATAGTAAGAGGTAGATGCTGTGTTCCCATTTAAGGCAATCCTCGCTGACGTGTTGGTCCCATCTCGTGGCGTCCATCATAATAACAACTGGGTTTTTGAATCTGGAAAATTTGGAAGCTATGATGTTTGCTGTATCTTGGGCATTTAAGCCCTTCATTATCGTTGGCCAGACTTCACCTGCGGGTCTCAGAGAGTCATAAACCCTATCAATCATTTCGAACACTGGCTTTTCACATGCCAGTAGGTATCGTCCGACTACTAGATTGTAGAGCGGCGTGCGGGGAGAAATTAAGCGGCAAATTCGATCGGACCATGGTTTGATCCAAGGACTGCTGCAAATCTTCTCCCATTTAAGGAACCCTCGCACATAAGAGCATGCCTTTCTAAACCCATGGAGGTAATACTCAGCTGCGGCCTGCTCGTAGCGCACTCGTTTGCGGCCGGTGTAATGTCTAACAACCTTAGCTGCTGACCACCTGGCGACAGGACCGTAAGTAGCGCGTTGAGCCTGGAGCCTGCTCTTAAAATCCTCAAGAGTCTGGGAAATAGAATTCGGGAGTGGTTGAGGAGGTTCGACGTGGACGCCATTGCGTCGGACGAAGAACACTCGTTCGTTCACCGTTCTAACGAGAGTCTTGAGGTTCTGCACAAATGTATCAAATCCCAAGGGTGTGGGAAGATCAACTCGCCATGTGCATTGTGGCGTG